ATGAAGGCAATGGACAGGGACACCGGTGCTTGGGCCATGTCGCTTCCGCGTTCCGGCCCGCCGCCGGAAGAAGAGGCGCTCTGCGAGCTGCACGAGCACCGCCGCGAGGCCGAGTCTGTCGGCAGTTGGCATTACGTCGCGATGATGCGCCAGACGCTGCCGCGCGAAACGCACGCGGAGTGGGCCAGCCGCATGCTCGGCCGCGAAGTGAAGTTTCTCGAAGACTGCACGCGCGAAGAACTCGAAACACTGAAGCGCGCTCTGCGAAACGCAGAGCCAAAGGAGAAGGCATGAACGAACAACAACGCGTTCGCCAGATGCAGGCGATCCACATGGAGTACGCGCGCAAGGTACGCGAGGGCATCTACCCGCCGCTGCATCCCGAAGCCGGCGAAGGCTGTCACCTCTGGGCCACGCAGACGCTCGGGCGCCTGATCCCGACGCTGAAAATCTGCACCGACTACGAGCTCAACGTTCTGCGCGATCGGCTCAATGGCAAAGACGGCAAGCTGCTGCTGCGCGTCAGAGCCGAGTTCGAGCGGCTGGACATCGGCCGGCCCGATCAGTGGATCGCGCGCTGCGCGGATAGCGATTCCTTCCGCGCCTGGCGCGGGCAGACGCTCGAAACGCTGCCGGTCTCGCAACTCTACCGGCTGCTGAAAATGCTGGAGCGGCGCTCGCCGGGCAAACGCGTCACCTCCCACTACGCCGGGAACTACTCCAGCGGCCATTACGAACGCCGCGAAGTGCCTCTGTTTCCGGAGGCGCGCGCATGAAAACGAAAGGGGGGAAGCGCCACAGAGGACGCGGAGCACACAGAGAAACGATTCGCGCGAGCTATCGTCACTCCGCGGACTCTGTCGGCATCATCGAAAAGTATCGCCTGACGTTCCGCAAGCATGACGCGGACATGTTCGGGACGGTGCAAGTGTGGAAGCACAACTCGCTCTTCGGCCAGTTGATCTGCGGCCTGGATGACGCGCAGGAACTCACCGCCGATCTGCACGGCACGCTGGAGGAACTCAAGTGAGCGACTCCGCGAACAAGATCGCCGTTTCGCCCGCGCGCACAGACGTCCATGACGGCGAGCAACTGGGCCTGTTCGATCCCGGCGAGGCCAAGCGCACGCGGCCCACTGAAGAGGAACTACTGCGCGTCGTTCAGTGGGCCGCGAAGATGCGCATCTACAAAGATTACCGCGGGCGCCCGCCGCGCGGCTGGGACTGGAACGATCTGCAGCAAGAAGTGATTCAGCGCACGCTGGAGAAGATGAGGAACTTCCTGCACGGCGGGCCGAAGACGATTACCGAGTTCGCCGCGATGGCTGCGTTCCAGGCGCTGATGGACATCTGCCGCGAGCACATGATCCAGAACGAAGAGCCGCGAATCTACCCGCTGCTGGAACAGGAATCGGCATGAATTAAGGGCACGGCGAGGATATGCGGTGCGGTGCGGTGCACGGCTGTGCGAGGCACTCCAATGCGGGGCAATCCAAGGTCAACTAACCATTTTTGAGGAGGGCAAGGCAATGGCAATTCGGAAGATCGCCATAACGATCAAAGGCACGAGCGCGCTCATGATGAACCGCTATCCGATGGTCGAGATCGACGGGCTGCATAAGAAACCGCTGGAGGAACAGGCGGAAATCGCGGCGTACCGCGATGAGACCACTGGTGAACTCTATGTGCCGGGAATTAACGTTCAGCGCGCGCTGGTTTCGGCGGCGACATTCTCGAAGGGAAAGGGCCGCGCCTCGCTTCAGAAGATCGCGGCTGCTTGCCTGATGGTGAATCCTGAACGGATTTACCTCGGAACGAAGCAGTACAAGATCGACTCGCGCCCTGTCGTCATTCCCGCGACGAAGGGCCGCGTGATGAAGCACCGCCCGCGGCTGGACAGTTGGGCGCTGAATTTCGAACTGGAGTACGACGACACGCTGATGAAGGAAACGGAAGTGCGGCGGATTGTTGACGACATGGGCACGCGGGTCGGGATTCTGGACTTCAGGCCGGAGAGGAAAGGTCCGTTTGGGCGGAGCATGGTCAGTAGTTGGAAACTCAAAGCGTCGTAACGAGGCGGGGCGTTGCAGCGCCCGGCGATGCTTGGCGAAGCGCGGTTTGGCGGGGCATGGCAAGGGAAGTAGGGCGGCTCGCGAGAGCCGCTTTTTTCGTATCTAGTAGCCTTGATTACTACGCTGTTTCCGAGGGCAATTCTTATGGATGAAGGTGCAGTTTCTCCCCAATTCGATGCGTTCGCACGTCACCTGGCCGGGCTGATTCAGGAAACCAGCCGGCAGGAAAACGAGCGCATGTTTATGCGCCTCCGCGATCACTTCGATCGGCGCATGGATGAACTACAGGAACGCATCGACCGCAAAATCGAGCACCTGCGCGAGGAAATCCGCGGCGAAATCGAAAAGGTCAAGAGCGTCCAGGAAATGCAATCCGGCAAACTCCAGCGGCACGGCGAGGCGCTCGCGCGCGTCGAACAGCGTTTGGAACATGGCGACGCGCGCTTCCAGGAAGTGGACGCGCGGTTGAAGGCGGTGGAAACCGCCGGCCAGGACAACCGCGTCACTCTCGCTGGCCTGGCCGCGAGCATCGGCCGAATCGCGATTCCGAGCGCAGTGTCTGGTGCAACCGTCGTCGGCATTCTGAAAATGTTGGGAGGTTGACCGTGGCTTACGACGCGCGGCAGATTCGCATCATCGCCTACGCGCTGGCGCTCACCGGCGGCAACGTTGCGTCGGCCAAGCGCTGGCTGGACGCCAACAGCGTCGAAATCGCGGGTATCTCTGAATCAACGCTGCGCCGCATCTTCAAATGGGAGGGCTTCGCGGAGCGGATCGCCGAACAGGCGAAGGTCGTTACCGAAGAGCAGGAAAAGGCGCTGCGCGACACCGAACGCGAGCGCGCCAAGCGCGACCTGCAGACGTCGTTCATCGATCGTATGGCGGCGATGGAGGCGAAAGGCTGGGAGCTCTTTGAGCGTCTCGCCACGGAGATTGAAAAACCGGACACAGACAAACGCGAGTTGCTCGCGTTCTGGACTAAGACGCAGGAATTCGTAACGCGCCTGCGCGCGCATGCGGCGCCGGCCGTTTCGAGTATGGCGCAGGCCGAAGCATTGATCCGCGCCTTCCGCGAAGTCACTCAGCAGAAATGCGGCCCGGCTCTCACCGAGACGATTCTGAAGGATGTGGGCAAACGGTATCAGGAGCTTTGCACCGCAGCACAGGCCAAGGCGGCAGAGAATGGCGAAGAGACGGAAAAGTCTTCCAGCGCCGACGCCTGAGCCTCCCGTTCTTCGGACGCCTGGTGTCGACCCGATCGCAGCGGCGCTTGAGCGCCAGACGGCCGCGGCTGCGCGGGCTCGCACGGGCAAGTGCCGGCTCAGTTTTCCGGACTTCTTTCGCAAGTATCCACCTGCGCAGAACTACCTTTGGGGCCGGCACACGATAGCGATCGCTGCTCTGCTCAATCATGCAACTGAAGTGGTCGAGAGCGGCGGTCAAATCTACATCATCATCACAGTGCCTCCGCGGCATGGCAAATCCGATCAGGCGTCGCGGCGCTATCCTGCCTGGCATCTGCTGCGCAACCCTGATCATGAAGTCATCCTTGCCACACACACAGCGGAGTTGAGTCAATACCTTTCTCGTAGCGCGCGGCGTGCCTTCAGCGAGGCAGGCCAGGAGTACGGGCTCGTTTTCGCCGACGATCAAAACCAAGTCGGCTGCTGGGGCATTCAGGGCCATACCGGCGGGATGTACTCGATCGGCATCGGTGGTTCAGCGCCAGGCCACGGCGCGCACGTTCTGATCATCGACGATTACTGCCGGAATCGCGAGGAGGCGGAGAGCGAGACGATCCGCGAGCGAGTGTGGGACGCATTCCGCAGCGACCTGATGACGCGCCTAGCGCCGGCGCATGCCGTCGTCATCGTCGCCACGCCGTACAACGAAGATGACCTGATCGGCCGCATCGAAAAGGAGGCGGCGCGCAACCCGGAGTTTCCGAAATTCCAGCGAGTGCGCTTCCCCGCGCTGAATGACGACGGCACCTATCTGTTTCCCGAGCGTTTTCCGCCCGAATGGTATCGAGCGCAGCGCGCGGCCATCGGCGAGTACGCCTGGCAGTCGCTCTACCAGTGCGACCCGAAACCTCGCATCGGTCGGCTGCTGCGCGCGGATCTCGTGAAGATCGAAAAGAAAATGCCCGAGGGCTTGCGCTGGCATCGCGGTTGGGATCTCGCGAGCACCGAGAAAGAGCGCGTCAAGGACGATCCCGATTTCACCGTCGGCACAAAATCGGCGTGGGACGGAACGGATCTCTGGATTGCGGATGTGCGGCGCGGCCAATGGGCGGCGCCAGAGCGCGACAAGCGCATCGTTGACACGGCGAAAGATGACGGCCGCGGCGTCGTAGTCCATATCGAAGTCGTCGCCGGTTACAAAGACACTTACGAGCGCGTCCGCAAGCTACTGTGGGGAATCGCGATCGTCCGCAAACAGACGCCGGATATCGACAAGGTTGCGAAGGCCGCTCCATTTGAGCCGCTCTTTGAAGCGAGCCGCGTTCATCTACTGGAAGCGCCGTGGAATCGCGAATGGATCGCCGAGCATCTCGCGTTTCCGCGAGGGAAGAAAGACGATCAGGTGGACAGCACAATCATTTCTGCAATGGGCGCGATCGGCGGGCGGCGGCGGGCGAGTTTCGGATAAGGAGCACCGATGCGTAGCGATCCATTTCTTGGAAAGAGAAACGACATTCTGCGCCGGCAGCGCGCGTATCGCGGCAAGGCCGATCCCGGCGACGATCCGCGCACAAGCGGCGGCTGGGCGATTCTCGAAGGCGCGCTGAACAGCGGCCTGTGGACCGGCGCCAGCGAGATCTGGGATAAGCGTGTGACGGACCTGGAAGGCATTCCTTCAAGGCAGTCGATCGTCTTCGCGTGCCTGACGCGGCTGTGCAATACGGTCACTGAGGCGCCGCCGCGCATCGGCCTCGATACCGCCGAAGGCTGGAAGGACTTGCCCGATCATCCAGTCAACGCGCTCCTGCGCCGGCCTAATCGCGACATGCCGTATGCGCTCTTCATCTGGCATGTGGTCGCGCATCTGAAACTGCGCGGCGAGTCCTACGTCTGGAAATGGCGCAACAACGGCGGCGAAGTCGCGGAGCTCTGGCCGGTGCCCACCGGCTGGGTGACGCCGCGGCGCGATCAGGCGGGCAGTCTCTTCTACGAAGTCTACCAGGGGCCGAACCGCGAAAAGAAAAACGTCCTCGCCGAGGACATGATCCGGCTGCTGCTGCCCGACCCGAAGGATTTGACGCGCGGCCTCGGCCCGCTGCAAGCCGCCCTGAAGGAAGTACAGACCGATGACGAGCGCTGCGACTACACAATGGAAATGCTCGTCAACGTCAAGTCGCCGGGCATCGTGGTCAGCAAACTCGATACGTGGGAAACGGAGGAAAAAGAGGAGGCGCGCGCGCGCCTTAATCAGGGCCTCGGCCGCGGCAAGCGCGGCGAACCGCTGTTCGTCGGAGGCGAAGGCGTGAAGGCCGAGTTCCCGGCGCCGCTGAAAGACTTGGACTGGAAGGGCCTGGCGAATCTAACCGAGTCACGGATCTGCTCGGCGTTTGAAGTGCCGCCGATCCTGATCGGCCTGCGCGTCGGTTTGGAGAGCGCAACCTACAGCAACTACGAGCTCGCCGAGAAGGCGTTCTACCGCGGGCCGATGTCCAGCCTGTGGAACAAACTCGACGGCGATCTGACCAAGGGTCTGCTGATCGACGAAGATTACGGCGAGGACGGCGCTGAGATTTACCACGACACCTCGAACGTGAAGGCCCTGGATGAAGACGCTGATAAGAAAGCGACGCGCGCAGCCGCACTGTTCGCCGGCAGCTTGGCAACTCGCAACGAAGCACGCGAAGTGGCGGGAATGGACAAACTGGAAACCGGCGGCGATGTGTTTCTCGTGCCGATCAATATGCAGGAAGTGCCTGCGGATCAACTCGGAATACGGCCTGACCTTCCTCCGAAGGACACGGGCCAGGCTTTGCAGGAATAGCGCATGCCAGTCAAAGCAGTTTCCGCGATTGCGACGAAACGCGCGGCCTATGCCGATCGCAACTTCCCGCGTCTGCGCGACGCGATCCGGCGCGCACTGCGCAAACACGTTGAGGATGTAGCTGCGCGCGCGCGCGCAGGCCAGCCGGCCACAATCCCGGCCGCGACGAGAAAGCGATGG